TGCGACGCAAGGTCTTGACCGTAACGCTGCGCCCCTTTTAAGGTAGATCCAGACAGCAAACCTCCGCGAGCAGCAGCAGTACGATCTAACGCTTTCATGCCTTCAGTCAATCGAAACCCGTAACTAGGATCGGCTTGAAATTGATTTATTCCAAACGGGGTGTAGTTCATAGACAGCGGAAGCAGTTTGTTTAACGCCGCTTCACCGGCTTTTTGCCACGGCGCTTGCAATTCTTTTTGTTGATTAAATATTTGCAGATTGGTTGCGGCTTGCTGTTGCGCCGCTTGCTGTTGCGCTTTGGCCGCTTGGTTTGATGAAAACGCACCCAAAGCAGCGCTGCCCGCAATCGCGGCGGGCGTCAAATAGCTTGGATTGAGATATTGCGACAATCCAGTTGCTTCGGCTCCTGTCGAAAGACCTAGCCCGCTTGTTAAAGGAAAAGCAGAAGAGGCCAAATCACCGCCCGCCCCCGCGCCAAGATAATTGGTAGGCATGGCGGTAAGTGCTTCACCTCCGGCCAAAGCGTTAGTCCCGGTCAGCCCACCGCTAGTCAACGCAGAGTTAATTGCCGCTTCGCCGCCCGCAACTTCTCCGGCGGCTACAGACGCGCCGGTAGCAGGGTTAAAAAATGCACCAATTTCGGGAGCAAAATAGTACCCACCAGCCAAAAGCGCGGGGAGGGTCCAGCCGCCGGGGATGTTTTCACGAACCTGATCGTCTAGTTTTGCTAACGGGTCGCTGATGAAATCTAACGCTCCGCCGGTTAATTTGCTAAACCAGCCCATTATGTTACCTCCCGCCCAGAAACCCGGATATTGATCGCGCTGGCCGTACCTGCAATTGTACTGATAAAGTCGCCAACTCCTAGAACTTGACCGACCAACTCTGGGAACGTATAGACCTCAGACGCGGCAAGCGTCTTGGTCTTGGTGATCAAGTTGGTGTTTCCGGCAGATCCAGCTACTGTGACCAAGTTGACAGAGATTGTAGCAGCGGAAGCGCTGATGTTGGTCGCTGTAAACTTGTCAATGATCGCGGTGACGCCAGTCGCGGTGTACTGAGTTGTTTGCGTATTTTCGGCAAACTTTGCCGGAACTAGAACTTTGACGGTAACCATTAGTTACTCCAGAAGCAGAATATTGTTAGGCACATACTGCATCATTATCCAGTTTGTACCGTTAGAAACAAGCGTACATTGATCCCCTGCGCTTGCCAGCAGGATTGAAGTGTTAGCAGCACCACCACCAATTGCCACTACGTTGCTTGAAGCCGAGATCAGCGTCTGCGATTGGTAGTTCTGGAAATGCAAAACCCGTCCTGAATAGCTAGACGCGGCGGGCAGCGTCGCGGTGCAAGACGAGCCAGACTTGTTGTTGATGATCCATACATCTGTAGCCGCAATCAAAAAGTTTGCCGTGTACGTTACTGGTGCGCTGTATAAAGCAGCAATCGCCGAGTTAATAGCACCAACGTCCACAACTGGTTGAACCTGCAACCCATCAATCTGCTTTTGTAACTCCGCAATCTGCGGCAAAAGCGCAGCCAACTGATTTTCTAACCCAAACGCATCAAGCTGTTTAATTAGCTCTGCGCTAGAATCAACTGGCAGTGGTTGGCTATCTACGTTCTGCGTTAACTCTTGAAGCTCGGCAGCATAAGACGCAATCAACGATTCTGGGCTAGGCCCAACGGCAGGGTTGTCGTAGACTTCTACAGCCGCGTTGTTGAGAGACAGAAAGAACAAATACCAAGCGCGATCAATAAACCCCGTGCGAGGATCAATTAGCGGTACTCGCGGCGGCGTGATCGGCGTCACGTTAGGCATTTGTGCCGCTCAAAATCAACTCTGCGCCCATGATCACTGTCTTGACCGGATCGGTCCCAGATACTTCGTAGACCCGATCACGCAACTTCAAGGTCATCCCCAGCCGCCGCCAAAACACCCGCTGTTGATAGACGCCGATCTTGCCAACTGGCGACCAGTGTTCGTTTGACCAAGTGTGGCCCGCGTCATCCGACCAGCGCAGCATGATTTGCGGGTCAAAACCTTGTGTGCCGGTTGCTTTTTGATTAGTGATTAAAAAATTACCATCGTTGGTAGCTAAATCATAAAAATTTTGAGTTTGAAGATAAATATTTTCATTTGGAGCAATACCATTTAGCCCAACGCCAGTTTCGCAATCCAGTTGCAAAGTGTGATGAGCGGTGCGCTTGAGGTTGTTTTGTCCGGTAGGCAGCGCCCGCCAAGAGCGCAGCCACTTTTGAATGCTGCCGTTGTCGGCGTAAACATCTAAATCAAAAGCGTACAGATTGCCGTTTTCAAAGTCACCAACAACAATCTGATTGTTAAACGCCATTTGGCAGTTGCTGCGGTGGCGCGTAAACGTGCCATTCACCCAACCAGCCCGCTCGTGCCATGCTCCCGTAGCCGCGTCATACACCCAAGTAGCGTTGCCAGTTGGGAATATCAGAACATAGAAAGAATGACCGTCCTGCTGGTATGTGTAGGCAATCGCATCAGAAATGTCGCCATACTGCTGAATCTGCCATTCAACCGCATGAGTTGAGATTCGCTGGCCGGTGTAGCCATTAGCGCGGTAAACCATGCCCTGCCCGCGTCGGTCGCGTCCAAGCCAGAACATCCCATTGTCCATCTTGGCAACAGAATATGGTGCGGCGCAACCTAACTCATTGAACGCGCCTTGGATGCGTTGCAACGGAAAGTCCGTAGCGCCAGAGTCGTACCAGACTTCAATTGAGTTAGTTCCAAACGCCCAGACCTCGCGAAAGTTTGCCGCTACCGCAACCAATCCATCTGGTGAGCCTTCGGTACTGGCAAACTCCAACGGATCAATAGACGTACCGTCTAGCAGCGCAGTCACCCATAACTTCTGGCTGTTTGGTTCGTTGAACACAAAGTAACCGTCCAGATAACAAACGGTTACAGCGCCGGGGAAGTCAGGATCGGTGATTGGCCCGAAATCGTTTGTAGTGTTGTTGTAGATGTAACTAGGACCGTTAGCAGCAATAAACAACTGTGTACCGTTGTCAGACATACTGACCGGCCCTGTGCCAGATACGGTTCCAATCAACGTCGCGGTGTAGGAGTTGTTGATCTTGTACAACTCTGTGCCAGACACTACAAACGCGATGCCGTCTTGCGGCGAGAACGCCCATACGCCACGAATCGGCCCGCTGCCAATTGTTGCCAAAAACTTTAGTCCTGGCGCTCTGTTTAAGAACGCGGGTTCCTTACCTGCTTCCGGCACAATTTCTGGAAACAAGTTAACCATTCTGTTGTCGGCAGCGTTAACGCTGCGAGCAACGTAGGCCGAACCAAGAATAGGACTTTTCATTAGGCGGTAACTGCTTTGATGACCGCAAAGTTAATCACTGGAGCGTCTGTGGCCGTGCCGCTAGTTGATCTGAACGTGATATTAAAACTTCCAGCAGCCACCGCAGTCACCAACAAATCGTACAAGTTAGTACCTGATTTCTGGTTTAGGATAATGACATCAGTTGCCGCTACAGTGCTGTTTGTTACCGTAAACGTGGCGGCGGTAGTTGAACCCGCCGCGCTAAACATGGTGATAGCGCCGGTTGTTTTATTAAGCGTGACGCCTGTTGTGCGGCTAGTTAACTGAGTAACAGTACCGCCAGCGCCTGTGCCATATCCAACACCAGCGGTTCCTGTTGAAACAATTGTCCCGGTGGCGGTCAGGCTAGTTCCAGTTGCCGCACCAATAGCGGGAGTGGTCAACACCATGTTTGTACTGGTACAAGAACTAATGTTTCCGCTTGCAACAATACCAAGTGCAGGCGTCACCATTGTTGGCGACGTGAACAACAAAGTTTTAGTCAGTTGTTTGGTTACGTCGCTTTGAACAATCGGCAACACATCAGCATCGTTTATTACCGTTGCAACGGGCAATCCCGTAATGGTAATCGTAGCCATATTAGTAATTTCCTGCGTAGACGTTAAACCTCTGGCGCGTCGCAACCAGAGAGTAAGGCATTGACATTAAATCATCAGGGTTGTTGATGCGCTTGAGGTTGCGTTTGCTAGTCATAGCAATACGTTGAACCTGCGGCGATGGCTCCACGCCAAACTCAGGCGCGATCTCCATCGCCAAGTTGTAGGTAAACGCCCGCAAATACCCCGGTGGGAAAGCTAACGTGGTAGCCAGCGTTGCCGGTTGCGTTAACTCATCAACACTAATAAAGTGCCACTCCAAAACCCGCGTAGGTTTTGGATAAATTGTCATTGTGATGTTGGGATACTCCATGTTTATCCACATTACCTGTGGATAAGTGGAGGTCACGGTCTTGACCGCAATGCCATCGTACTGCTGCTGGTTGATGAACTTGATGCCGTAGCTGACGTTAGTTGTCGGGTCACGGAAGTACGTTGAATCATCTAGCAGGATTGGGCGATTGCCCACAAAGTCACCAGACGGTCCAAGCGTCTGCGTGATAAGTCCCGGCGTCCAAAGATATGTCTGATCTTGCGTGTTGAACACCGACAACCGTTCGGTGTTCCAACTGTCAATCATCTGATTCATTGCCATCAGTGCATCTTGCGACACTGATGCCGATGGCGTTTCACCTTCTGCCAGAACACCCAACAGACGCAGGGCGCGGTTGATCTGATCGCCAGCGGAATATGTTGCCATCGTAAAACCTCAAAAGGAGGGGCCGAAGCCCCGCCTGTTAGCTTGCGCCGTGAATGATGCAGAAGTTAATTACAATTGCTTCAGAGTATGAAGTCGCGCTCAAATTACGCAACGTGATTGAAGCAGAACCAGCAGACATATTGGAAACATAACTGGTATATGCTCCAGCGGTACTACCGGTGGTAACACTAGAAATACACACAGTAATTACGTCATTGGTGGAAATCAGGTTGTTGTTTAGCGTAAACGAAACCGCAGTAGATCCAGCCAAAGCCGCGTTGTTCATTGTGATGCGACCAGCAGACTTGTTCAACGTTACCGCTGTTGACTTGTCCGTTGCTTGCGTAACAGTACCTTGGGCTGCTGCGCTATAACCAATTTCTTGGCTTGCGTAAACTGTCGTAAATTCAGGGTCGGAATACGCGACCCCCACTGCTTGCGTATTAGGCATAATAATTTCCTTAAAAAAGGGGAGAGCTTGTGGCCCTCCCCCTTAGACTTAGGCTAAACGATACACTACATAAGTGCCGTCGCCAGTTTTACGGAAGCGGAACAACTGGCTAGTGGTAACAGCAACAGCCGTTAGAGCATTGCCGCCATCAGTCACACCAGTGTTAAC